ATTTCAGTGTTCATTTCCAATTCGGTTGTCGTTGTTGTGATGTTAGAATCCTCATCATAATCAGTGATGATAGTATCATTAAAACCAGTAAGAGCACGCTCTAGATCCTTACGGGTCACGGATTGTGCAAAACTTTCTGCTCCAGAATTCGCGCCTGCGACGTGGATACCAGCAATCTTTCGGAGACAACGAGTCTCTTGTAGAATGATTGGCGCTCCACAGTCACCAGCTGTTGTATTCAAGGAGTATACTAATCCCTCACGAAGCCAAACTTTACTATCACCAAGATTGAGAGTGGTGTCCTGTGCACGAGCTGATGCATTGCCAAGTAACATAAGAACAACACCATCTGTCAACTTACGAAGAACGGGCATACAAACATCTGCACGCTTGTATAAGCCCATATCGTAATTCAACTGAAAGTGTTTGACAAGATCAGCATGTGCACCAACACAACGGGGAAACTTCAACAACGCCGCATCCTTAGGTACTCCTTCACTATCTGAAATCTTGCACATCTTGATCTCAGTCACGGGTATCTTAAAGACAGCCCCATGAATGTTTTCCAGGAGCAAATGGGTGCATTCTCTCATGCCCATAGTGATATGGGAGGGCACGAGCATGATGGTATCTCGAATAAACATTCCATTCAACAGCGGTACGATCATCTCTCCTTTCACCCCAGAGAGACGATAAAGATTGCTGACTACCCGATTAGTAATCAGCATCTGTGCAGTTGTATCTTTCCATACTTCCATCTCTGCATCAACACCTTCCATCTGTACTTTGCGAATACTCTTCGTTCGGCAATCACCAGATGCGAAAGCCTCGGACTGGGCGGGGTGTTTATGCACGTCGGCGAGAGGACACTCGCTGCGATGTATCTTAAAAGGACAAAGTTCACGCTGAACCAAGTCATACATCCGCTGACCAAGAACACAATCCACACCTTCATTCTCACTCTCGATAATACGACTCAAATTTTGTGACACCTCAACTTTTGCAGTAGCAGATTTCGTCTTCGTTTCCTTAGACTCAACTACCACTTTGGGAGTTTTGGTGACAGTTTCTCTCGATTCCAATACTGTCTGTTTTTGTTTTCTATTACTATTGAAACCTCCAGAGAATTTCTTCCAGAGTCCCAATCCAGCAATCAGAACACCAACAACTGTTAATAGAGCTGCAATTTTCTTCCAATTGTTCTTCAATGTCTCAAAGAAACTCTTGGCAGAAGCATACAACGCATTACGAAACAGTGGTGTCATCTCCTCAGGTCTGATTTCGAATGGATTCAACGGATTAATGGGGGTGACTTCAGGCTCTCTGAACAAATCATCCAAATGCTCATCAACAGTGTCATAATCGCGAATGCGAATATTATTCAACTGATGGGCAAAAGTTTCATATTCAGCATCTCCAAATGGATTGTTATCGGGTTCTCCGAATGGATTCAAATCTTCTTCGAATGGGTTTCCTCCAATTTCCAATTTTGCGGGTGTCTGGATTGGTCCAATTTCTTCTCCAACCACCACAGTTCCAACATTCCTCATGGCTTCCTCAGCTTTGATGATCTCTCCAGAGTTAGTCCGAAACTTCTTCTGCATCTTTTCATATCGGGTCAGTACACGTTCTTCAAGCGTGGCATTCAACAACATGGATTTGATAAACCGCTCTCTCATCACCTCGACACACATGTCAACGAATTCTTCGTAATCAACAAGGGGTGTATTTGGAATTGGTTGCATTGATTCAG